ATTTAATTTTTTAGGTATATTAGTTATGCTATGGATAGATTTAATATTATTTGGACCTATCTTTGGCGTACTAATTTGGGGAGTTCAAATGATTTGGATTCCATTCTGGGCCGCAGGAGTCATTAATGGACTCGGACATTTTATAGGATATAGAAATGAGCAAACACGTGATAATAGTCATAATCTTGTACCTTGGGCTATCATTGTGGGTGGCGAGGAGCTTCACAACAATCACCATGCTTCCCCCAGTGATACAAAACTGAGCAGACGTTGGTTTGAATTTGATATAGGGTATTTTTATTTACGTATACTTTGTATACTTAGATTAGCGAAAATACGCAATTAATCTTTAGTTGCATTAATAATGGCAGTAGATGTTTCTTTGTCTATTGTCATATATCCATCACATGCAATATTCCAATCATCGTTCCCGAATCCATCTGCTGTAGTTTCATCGTAAGCAGGAGCGTTAAACTTTACATGTTTTACTAAATATTCCTGCCCATCTTCAAATACGCGCCAAACATGTTCATGTGTACCGCGTCCTGGTTGACCTTTTGTTTTATTAAATCTTACTTGATAGTGTTTCATATTACTGTAGGTGTGTTAGCTGTATCAGTATTTATCTGAGGAGCCTGGTCAACGTTGATAGTAAAGTGAATAAATTTAACTGATTTTGTACTATGATTTCTACCTATGCTATGGGGCGTCCATGCATTTACTATATAAAGATCGCCTTCTTTTGGTAAAAAGTTTACAGCATCACTTGCATATGTAGCATCATTCATACTAGTTTCAGGTAAATTGATTTGTTTCTTTCCTGGTCTAGGATCGTGAAAGATAATACGTGAACTATCTGGTGGTACTTCTAAAAAGTAAAACCCAACAATTTGTGCACCTGCACCATGAATATGTTCTTCATGTGCACTATGCTTAAAATGCTCTTGCACCCACATACTAGTGTAATATGTTCGTTTATTTGACATATCATAGCCCTGTTCTGCTAGTATATCAAAACTTACATCAACTATATATTTTGCCAATGATTCAATCATTGGATCACTTAATATGTCATATGTTTGATATAATGGAAAAATAGGATCTAATTTTGGAACTTCTTTTTTAATTTTGTCTAATGCATTTTTAGCAACTATTTTAGCATCAGCTAATAAATCAGGTCTTTCTATTTTATAGATACTTGTCATAAAATAGTTAAATCTGTTACCATTAATTTGGGGAACTTTTGGTTCACTAACAGATTCTATTGTTACTTGTTGTGTAGTTTCTTCACCTATTATAATGGGTGCTTTAACTGTAGTTTTTACTGGTTTCTTTGTGGATTTTTTCATAAAAGTATTTATTTGCGTACATGCTTGTCCTCAAAAAAAAGATAAATACTAGATTGATTTATGTCAATATATCTTTAGAATTCCAGGAGCAAAAATGGCAACACAGGATTATAGTTCAGTAAAAAACGCAAGTGTACTAGTACCGACAACTGCTAGTAATTTAGGTACCCCATGTCAACCATACGGTAACATTTATGTTCAAAGTAGTGTTACAATTGGTGCAAATAGTGGAGGCGCAACTTCAACAATTACCGCTACTAGCGGTATAGTTCCAAAAATAGCTTCATTAACTTATGCTAATTCAACTACTGCTGCAAATCCTGCAGGTAGCGAAACTGTTACAGTAAATGGATCAGGATTTTTAAGTGGTGCAATTATATATTTAAATAATGTACCAGTAAACACAGTAAACGTAGTAAGTTCAACAACTATTACATTTGTTACCCCTGCAATGGCGGCCGGCAACTATTCTTTTTCTGTAGTTAATAGTGATGGTGGAAGTGGTACATTTGTACCTGGAATTAATTATACAACAGTTCCCGTATGGTCAACTGCTTCAGGTGGTTTAGGTAATGCACATGAGGGTAACTCAGTGAGCGTATCTGTCGCTGCCACTGACGGGTCACAAAATATTTCATATAGTGTAGTAAGCGGTAGCTTACCAACTGGATTAAGTTTATCAAATACTGGTATTATATCAGGTACTTTAGCAACAAGCACTCCAGGTAACACAACATATAATTTCACTATCGGTGCAGCTGACCCACAAAATCAAATTGTTAATAGAAACTTTAGTTATGTTGTAACTGGAGATACAATAACTATTAACAGTCCTAGCAATGGAACGTCTTATACAAAAACTATTAATAGTGCTATCAGTAATATTACAGTTAATGCAACAAGTGCGTTTGGTAATACAATTACATATACTGCAAACTTTGTTCCATCAGGATTAAATTTAAATTCAAGTACAGGTGTTATTAGCGGTACACCAAATGTGATAGGTTCTACAACTAGTAAAATATTTGCAAACACTAACTCTCATTCTGCTAATATCGTATTAACATTTAATGTTCAGCAAGTTGCTCCTACATGGTCAACAACAGCAGGTAGTTTAGGTAGTGGAAATGAAGGTAACTCAGTTAGTATTCAGTTATCAGCAGACGATCAAGGATCACCTGTTACATATGCAGTAACTGCTAATAGTATACCTAATGGATTAACATTAGCAAGCAATGGATTAATGAGTGGTACATTAGCAACTAGTGCTAGTGGTAACACGACATATACATTTACAGTAGCTGCTAATAATGCATACGGTGGTTCAACAACACGTTCATTTAATTATGTTGTGACAGGTGATACAGTAACTATCAATAGTCCTGCAAATAATTCAAATCAATCATTTTTAATTAATAATGCAATCAGTAATGTTACAATTAATGCGACTAGTGCATTTGGCAATACAATTACATTTAGTGCAAATACATCTTTGCCAAATGGTTTAAGTTTAAATTCAAGCACTGGTGTTATTAGTGGTACACCAAATACATTTGCTAACTCAACAGTCAAAGTATTTGCTAATACAAATTCACATAGTGCAAATATTGTAATGAATTTTGCAATTACAGAAACCAATCCAACATGGGTAACTAGTGCAGGTAGTTTAGGTAGTGCTAATGAAGGCAATACTGTAAGTATCTCTGTAACTGCAACAGACAATAACAGTCCAGTAACATATTCAGTTACTAGTGGTAGCTTACCGGGCAATTTAACATTATCATCTTCTGGTAATGTAGGAACAATTAGTGGTACATTGGCAAATGCTGCTTCAGCAGGTAACAATGTTTCTAACTTTACAATTACTGCAAGTAATCCATATGGTGGTTCAACTGCTAGAGCATTTAGTTATACAGTAGTCGGTGATACACTTACATGGAGTAGTCCGACATCAGGAACTACATTCAACGAAGCAGGTGGTTCTGCAATAACTCCCATCACTTTAAGTGCCACTAGTGGATTTGGAAAATCTATTACTTATTCCGCTACTAATTTGCCAAGTGGATTAAGTTTAAGTGGTAATACAATATCAGGTACTGCACCTTTATCATATGCAAATACAGCAGTAACTCTTACTGCGACAACATCTACAAAAACATCTACAGAAACTGTATATGTTAATGTTTTCAATGCTAATTATCAAATAACTTATTTGGTGGTAGGTGGCGGTGGTTCAGGTAACTGGAGTGGTATGTGGTGTGGCGCAGGTTCTGGTGGTGGCGCAGGTGGTCTAGTTAATAGTACTGCATGTGTGTCAGCAGGAACAAGTTATACTGTTCACGTTGGAACAGGTGGTGCATGTGGTGCTAGTGGTACAAATTCTTACATAGGTTGTTTAGTTATAGGCTATGGTGGTGGTGGTGGAGGTGGAAACAGAGGTGGACATACCGCTTGTGCTGGCTTTGCTGGTGGTTCAGGTGGTGGTGGCGGTAACTGGTCAGGTCAAGGCGGTGCAGCAACTCAACCATGTAGCGCATACGGTGGTTTTGGGTATGCAGGTAGTGCTGGTGGTGGTAATGGTTGGTGTGCATATCGTGCAGGAACTGGTGGTGCTGGTGGTGGTGCTGGTGGTGCTGGTGGAACTGTTTGCGGTCAATGGGGCGGTGGCTCAAATGGTGGTATCGGCAAGCAAATTACACAATTTGCTAACTATGGTTATCCAGCAGGATGGTTCGCAGGTGGCGGAGCTGGCAACAGTTTAAACAGTGGTATACAGAACGGCGGTAAAGGTGGCGGTGGTGGCGCATATTGTTGCGCCGGGACTAGAAAGAGTTGCGCTACATACAATGCAGGACAACCTAACACAGGTGGTGGCGCAGCCGCTCAAAATCAAGGCGGTTCAGGTATAGTTGTGATTATGTATACAAGTGCTACACAACGTGGTACTGGTGGCACAGTAACAAGTAGTGGATCAGGTGCAAGTACTGTATGGTATCATGCATTTACTGGTTCAGGTACTTACGTAGCGTAAATATTAATTAATTAAGAAAAAGGGAAGAAATGAGTCATTTTGCACAAATAGATGAAACTAATACAGTTGTAAATGTTTTGGTAGTAGAACAAGATTTTATCAATACAGGAGCGTTAGGAGATCCTAGTAAATGGATTCAAACTAGTTACAATACTAGAGGTAATGTTCATTATGCACCTAATAGTCATACACCAGATGATGGTATAGCTTTGAGAGGTAATTATGCAGGAATTGGATATAAGTATGATCCAACTAATGATGTATTTTATGCTCCTCAACCATTTCCAAGCTGGATATTAGATACAACGACTTGGCTTTGGAAAGCTCCAGTAGATTATCCAAATGATATAGGTACAGGCAGTCCACCAAAAGCCTATAGATGGGATGAAGCTACAACATCTTGGGTTCAAGTATAAAATTATTAAGATATTATTAAATGACACAAAATTATCACAACTTAAAAAACGCAAGTATTTTAGTTCCAGCAACATCTGCTGATTTAGGAACTCCATGTCAACCATACGGTAACATTTATGTAAAGAATAATGTATCATTGGGAGCAGGTAATGGTATTGCTAACGTTACATCTTTTAGTGCTACGAGTTTAGCAGTACCTAAAATTCAAAGTATAACATATCCTAATACTGAAACAGCAGCCAACCCAGCCGGTGGTGAAACAATTACTATCAATGGATCAGGATTTTTAACTGGATTGGGAGTATATGTTAATAACGTATTAATGAATACGTCTACTGTAGTAAGTTCAAATCAAATTACATTTAGCAGTCCTGCATTGGCTGCTGGTAATTATCCACTATCAGTAGTTAATAGTGACGGTGGAAGTGCGACATATTTGTTTGGTATAACTTATACTACTGTGCCTACATGGACAACGGCAGCCGGTAGTTTAGGTATTGCACGTGAAGGTAACACAATTAGCACTTCAGTTGCTGCAACTGATAATGCACAAACAATTACATATAATGTAACTAGTGGTAGTTTACCAAGCGGATTAACATTAGCAAGTAATGGTGCAATAACAGGAACATTGGCAAATAGTGCTAGTGGTAATACAACATATAATTTTACATTAGGTGCAAAAGATCCACAAAATCAAGTAGTAACACGTAACTTTAGTTATACTGTTACTGGTGATACAATTACATGGAGTAGTCCATCATCAGGTACTACATTTAGTGAAGTACAAAACGTTACAATCAGTAATATTGGATTAAGTGCAACTAGTGCATTTGGTGCAAGTGTAACTTATAGTGCAACTGGTTTACCAACTGGTTTAAGTCTAAGTGGTAGTAACATTACAGGTACTCCAACTGTTATTGCAAACTCTACTGCAACAATTAGCGCAACAACTGCAACTAAACAAGCTAACATATCATTAACATTTAACGTAGGTGGTGGTACATTATCTGCTACTGGTGGTAACTATGTTACAACTACATGCGGATACAAATATCACGTATTTACAGGCACAAGCAACTGGACATTAACTGCCCCAGGTAGCAAAACTATTAACTACATCTTAGTAGGTGGTGGTGGCGGAGGTGGAACTGGTAACGGTGGTGGTGGCGGAGGTGCTGGTGGATACTTAGCCGGTACTATTGCAGGTGGAACACTAACAGCAGGATGTTATCTTGTTACAGTGGGTGGTGGTGGCGGAGGTGCAACAATTGGTGCAAACACATCATTCCATTCAACAGTAGCATATGGTGGACAACAAGGTACTGGTGAACGAAATGGATACTGTACAGGTACATTTGGTTCAGGTGGTGGTGCTGGTGGTTCAAACGGTTCAACACATTGTTCTGCTGGCTTTACTGCTGGTCAAGGTCATGCAGGTGGTAATGGATACAATCCTTGCGGTAGCTTTAGATATGGTGGAGGTGGAGGCGGGGCCGGCACTGCAGGTAATAATGCAAATAGTAGTGGACCAGCAACTGGAGGTTGTGGTGTTGGAATGAGTATTCCGGCAGCCGCTATCGGTGCTGCTTCAATTGGTGTAAACTATAGTGGTACATTATGGGTCGCTGCTGGAGGCGGTGGTGGTATATATAGCTACTTGTATGGTTGCGGTGCTAACGGCGGTAAAGGTGGCGGCGGTAAAGGCGGACCAGAAAACGCAAGCACTAACAACGGTAGTGATAGTGGATATGGATTTGCAGCTACAGTAGGCACTGGATCAGGCGGTGGAGCTGCCGGTCAAGCATACAACAAGGGTTCTAGTGGACCAGGTGCAGGTGCTAGTGGATTTGCAATCATTTATTATCAATATCCATAATAAGTTAGTTTTAAGGAAAAACGTCAATGACAACGCAGAATTATCATACTATTAAAAATGCCGGAGTTTTAGTTCCGGCAACAAGTGCTGACTTGGGTACAGTTGGAAACCCATACGGTAATATATATCTAGCTGGTAACGTTACATTAGGTAATAACGCAGCAACTATTACTGCTAGTAATGCAATAGCTTTGTCAGTTACATCATTGACATATGCAAATGGCCAAAGTGCAGCCAATCCAGCTGGTGGTGAATCAATGAAAATTAATGGCACTGGATTTCAAAATGGGTTAGGTATATATATTAATGGTACATTACTAAACATATCATTGACAATAACATCAACACAGATAACATTTACTACTCCTGCATTAGCAGCAGGTAATTATACAATCTCAGTTGTTAATGGATCAGGCGCAAGTGCTAGTTATTTGTTTGGTATAACATATAGTAATTTCCCTACATGGACAACAACTTCAGGTAGTTTGGGTAGTTTTCATGAAGGCAATAGTATTAGTACTACTTTAGTTGCTACTGATGCTAACACTACAATATCGTATAGGATAGACAGTGGTAGCTTACCTAGTGGAATAACATTAGCAGGTAATGGTCTTGTATCAGGTACACTAGCAAACGTAAGTGCTAATACAACATATAATTTTACTGTAGGTGCAGTTGACGGACAGAGCCAAGATACTCCTAGAAATTTTTCTATAGCAGTAGTTGCTGATTCTATTACGTGGAGTAGTCCAAGTACTGGAACTAACTATACAGAATATACAGGCACTGCAATTAGTAACATTGGATTAAGTGCAAGTAGTGCATTTGGTTCTAGTATAACATATAGTGCAACTGGTTTACCAACAGGATTAAGTATCAGTGGCAGTAACATTACAGGTACACCAACTACATCAGGTAATTCAACAGCAATTATAACTGCAACAACTGCAACTAAACAAGCAAATATTTCATTAAACTTTGCAGTACATACAAACGTATCTCAGACATTTAATTATACAGGAAGCATCCAATCTCTTGCATTACCTAGCAGTATAGTAGGTAACACAATTACTGTTACCGCAGTAGGTGCTGCAGGTGGATGGAGTACAAATAATCAACGTGGTGGTGCTGGCGGAAATGCAACTGCTACATTAACAGTAACACCAAGTTCAACAGTTTATATTGTAGTTGGTACAGGTGCTAACGGTGCATACAGTGGTGTATCAGGCACATATGGTGGCGGTGGTAGTGCACCATGTCAATTCTCTGGTAGTCAAGGTGGTGCAGGTGGAGGATATAGTGGAGTATTCACAAACTCAACACCTTCAATTGCTAGTGCATTAATCGTTGCAGGTGGCGGTGGTGGTGCAACTAACTTTGGTGGTTGTAATAGTGGTGGCGCAGGTGGTAATAGTGGTTCAGGATCAGGATCTGATGGATCATCAAGTAGCTATCAAGGCAGACATGAAGGCGGATATGGTGCTAGTGTAACCGGTGGCGGTGGTGGTGGTACTGGTGCAGATACAGGAACTGCAGGTGGAGGATCAGCATTACAAGGTGGTAACTCTACTGGCGTTAATAAGGGTGGTGCTTGTGCATGGAGTGGTGGCGGTGGCGGTGGCGGAGGCTACTATGGTGGCGGTGGCGGAGCATCTGGTGGAGGAAGTCGTGGTGCAGGTGCCGGTGGAAGTACATGGGCAGCAAATACTATCACATGGGGAACAGCAAATCAGAATTTACGTGGAAGCGTAACTATCAGTTATACAACTTAATTTAAGAACACAGCCTTAGGACCGTGTGCGCGGCTGCTGCGTAAACAAAATCTATTCGCTACAGACTTTTGTTAAAGTGAGCATTCTCAGATAAATATATGATAGGATATTTAAATGAGAGCATACGAACTATCAAAATTGTCACCAGTTGAGGAATTAAAAAATAGATTACCTCAATTGAAAGACCATAATTACAGTACCATTGACAAATTAATGAAAGAGATTTCTCATAAGCATGGGTTAGATCCACATGGTAAAAAATTACATATAATGTTTATTAGTAAGTATGGTCATAGTCCAGATCATTGGGTCAAACAAATTAAAAATAAATTAGGTGAGCAAGACGTAGAAGAAAATTTCATTGGAATGGATCCTCAAGGTGTGGCGGAAAACAAGGAAGAATTACACACACAACTTCAATCAATCAATCAAAAGTTAAAATTAATGAGAGGCGGTCCAGTCGGAGAACCTAATAGTATGGCTTTTGTTGAAAAACGCAAAGAATTACTAAAACAAAAAGAACAAATACTATCACAATTAAAGCAAGGTGTGGTGGAAGGCTCATTGAATGAATTTGTTGCAGGAGGAGGATTCAAACCGCCCAAAACACCTACAAACAAAAATAACGGACCCTGGGGAGATGATGATGACGATGATGATGGATTTGATTGGTCAAAAGAACCCAATAAAATTGGTAAGAAAATGTTGGAACTACAACATAAACGAATTAAAATTATTTGGCGTCCGTGGTTAGATCAAGGTCATGATATTATTGCTATTATTAAAAATATTAGACCAATGGCACATAAACCAAATGTTATAGAATTTACTTATAGTTGGAAAACCTCAGGTGGTAAATGGCAAAAAGCACATAGCTTTATTGGGCCCAATGCTGTAGAAGATATGACGCTAGTGCCTGTTGGTGCCAATGTATATGAATTAAAAGAATTATCAGACACAGATAATTTTTCAGAAGGTGTGGCAGAAGGCTCAGAGCAGATCAACGAATATAGAGACAGGATGTATCAATACATTAAAAGTATTGTCCCTACATGGCCAGAATACATAGTTAAAGATTGGTTATATGCTAATCAAGCCAAACCTTTTGGCAGACAATCAAATATTACTCCTGCTGATAGAAGTTTTGAAACATTACGAGCATTTATTCCTGAATTATTAGCAGACATAGGATTGACTGTAGATACAAAATGGCAACTGGTTCCTAACATGAAATTTACTATGGATATGTGGGAACCAAAAACTAAACAACGATTGATAGCAAGAGCCGGAGGAAAATCCACTGAACTAGTGCCATCAACTATGGCCCCAAATATGAAAGATGCCGAGCGTCATGCTACTCAAGCCGCACTTGCAAAACAACAAGGTGGTGTGCGTAAAGAGCCAGTCATCATAATCAAAACTCCACAAGGCTATGAACTGTTGGAAGGTTGGCATAGAACTATTCAACACTTTGCCAAGTATCCTGATGGATATACAGGACCTGCATATGTAGCAGTGGCACAGGGTCAGCAAGGTGTGGCGGAAGACTTATCAGAAGCACGAGAAGGTACTATGCGTGAAATTATACACAAAGCACTACCCGATTGGCCTGATTATGTTATCAAGGACTGGATTAGCGCACGAATTAAAGATCAGTCTGATTTAAAAAATCTACAAGGATGGATGGTTGAGTTAGGCAAAATGGTTCAACCAAACTCTTGGAAACTGCATCAAAAAATGTTTTTAACTTTTGATATGTTGGCACCCAAGACCAGATACTTTATGAAAACTAAACGTCAGTTTGGTGCTAGAAATCCATTCATGGTTCCACGTGATGCCGAGCGTAGTGAAAACGCAGAACAACTAGTAAAAACAAAAGGCATGGAAAACTTAACTCCAGTAATCATGTTACAACACTCCAACGGTCTTGAACTATGTGAAGGATGGCATCGCACTATGGCTGCATTTAGGTTACACCCAGAAGGATTTTACGTCAATGCCTGGGTAGGTCAAGCACAAGAGCAAGGTGTAACAGAAGCCGAGGGTACCCCAACTGGTGTACCCCATATGACTAAAAAAGTTTTACGTCATATTATACAACAGGTTGGTACAGAAGGTGCACATGCGATTGTTAAGAGTTTAGAGTGGGGTGATGGTGGTGCTAAAGATTTATTAAAGATAATCGTTAGAGATTTAAAACGAGATATATCTGAAAATGGTAAAACTTATCCATCAAAGATTCAACAAATAGTAGATAGATATAAACAACTTGAACGTGAAGAAAAAATGTTAGATTTGTCTGATCCACGTGAAAAACAAAGAAATTATCATATACAAAAAGAACTAGCACAATTAGAATATGATTTAATGAAGATGAATGCTAGTAATGCAATTGATGAAACTAGATTGAATGAAGGTGTTAAAACTGCTGATGATGTAGACCAAATTAAAAAGTTTATCAAATGGTCATATAAAACACTTAACATGCAAAAGCCTTACCCAAGAATACAATTGAGTAAAGATACTAAGAAAGCACAAGACGGACATCATACTGGTGTACATACTGGTAATAATATTTGGGTCTATGTTGCTAACAGAAATATGATTGATATATTTAGAACCATATTCCATGAACTAACACATCATCGTCAAATGCAATTGAATATGATTAAAGATGGTGATAGTTATCCAGGTAGCCCAATTGAAATGTTAGCGGATATGGCTGCTGGCAAGTATATTAAGATATACGGTAAAAAACATCCTGAAATGTTCCAATAACGTTTGACTTCTATCAGTAATTAATATATAATAATTACTTTATAGGAGAGTTTATGTCAAACGCAGGTCAAGGTCCTACAATTTTTAGTGGCGATCAAAAAATCAAACTAACCCAATTAATCAATGAAGGCATGGCAGTCATGCATGAAATTGAAACACTTAACGAAGGCTTAAGCGATACAGTAAAGGCTATCGCAGAAGAACTAGAAGTTAAACCAAGTGTACTTAAGAAAGCTATTCGTGTAGCACATAAGGCAGCACTTACACAAACTAATCAAGATAACGAACAACTTAACACAATTTTAGAGACAGTGGGCAAAACACTTTGAGTTACGTAGACGCAATACACTCCCGTGATGAAGATAGAATTTATGTAGTTGAAAGAGATAAAGACGGTAAACGTCAGTATAAAGAATATCCTGCCAACTATGTATTTTATTATCCCGACAAGAAGGGTAAGTATCGTAGTATATATGGCGAACAGTTAAGTAGATTTAGTTCACGTAAACGAGGTGAATTTGAAAAAGAAAGACGTATGTATCATGGTAAACAATTGTTTGAAAGTGATATCAACGTAGTATTCCGTTGTCTTAGTGAAAATTATCTTAAGATTGATGCGCCCAAACTTCATACTTGCTTTTTTGACATTGAGGTTGATTGGGATAAAGACAGAGGCTTCAGCCCAACTGATGACCCATTCAATCCAGTAACTGCAATCAGTTTATACTTAGATTGGTTAGGACAGTTGATTACATTAGTAATTGCGCCTAAACATATGAGTAAAGATACTGCACAAGAAATTGTAAATCAATTTGATAACTGTTTACTGTTTGATACCGAAAAGGAAATGTTTGATGTATTCTTTCAATTGATTGAAGATGCAGATGTATTGACTGGCTGGAACTCTGAGGGATATGATATACCATATATGGTTAATCGTGTCACAAGAGTTATGAGTAAAGATGATACACGTAAATTCTGTTTACTTGGACAACTTCCCAAGCCAAGAACGTATGAACGTTTTGGTAAAGAACAAACAACATATGATTTGGTTGGTCGTATCCATATGGATTACTTACAACTTTACAAGAAATACAACTACGAAAGTCGCCATAGCTATAAACTAGATGCTATCGGTGAAATGGAAGTAGGCGAAAACAAAACTGTATACGAAGGATCATTGGATCAGTTATATAACAAAGACTTTAAAACATTTATTGTTTATAACAGACAGGATACAATGTTGTTATACAAGATTCATGCAAAATTAAAATTCTTAGATTTGGCTAACGATCTAGCACATCAAAACTCAGTATTACTTCCAACAGTAATGGGTTCTGTGGCTATGATTGAAATGGCAATCTTTAACGAGGCTCACGACCGTGGGCTAATTGTACCAGATAAAAAGAAAAGGAGTGAACATGAAGATGAACAACAAGCAGCAGGTGCCTTCGTTGCTACGCCCAAACAAGGTATGCACGAGTATGTCGGAGCAGTTGATATTAACTCGCTCTATCCCTCGGTTATTCGTGCCCTCAACATGGCAGGAGAAACCCTTGTCGCACAAGTTAGACAAACACTTACCAACCAATACATGAAAGAAAAAGGCATCAAACTTGCTAAAGAAAAGAAAAGATATAAAGAAGGCGATGATGATGTAACTGGTAGTATCTTATGGGAAGGTTTGTTTGGTGCACTAGAATATACTGCAATTATGAACCAAGAACGTGGCACTATGCTTACACTTGACTATGAAGATGGTCGTAGTGAGGAGATGAGTGCGGCAGAGATATGGAAACTTGTGTTTGACAGTCATAATCCCTGGATGATTAGTGCAAATGGCACAATCTTTACTTATGAACGTGAAGGTGTTATTCCAGGATTATTAAGTCGTTGGTATAGTGAACGTAAAGATTTGCAAAAGAAACTTAAAGCAAGCACTACCAAAGAAGATATTGAGTATTATGACAAACGACAATTGGTAAGAAAGATTTTGTTAAATAGTGCATATGGTGCATTGTTAAATGAACATTGTAGATTCTATGACAAGCGTATTGGTCAATCAGTAACACTATGTGGTAGGCAAATTGTCCGTCATATGATGAGTAATATCAATGAATGTATCACAGGTGAATATAACTTTGAAGGTGAGGCAATCGTTTATGGTGATACTGACTCATGTTACTTTAGTGCGTTTAATACATTAAAAGGTCAAATTGATAGTGGTGAATTGAGTTGGGATAAAGATTTATGTATCCAACTATACGATAGCATTGCTGATGAAACAAATCAAAGTTTCCCTGCATTCATGGAACGTGCTTTTCATGCGCCCAGAAAGAATGGTGAAATTATTAAAGCAGGTCGTGAATTGATTGGTGATCGTAGTATCTTTATCACAAAGAAACGATATGCAATTAATATCTATGATAAAGAGGGCAAGCGTAAGGACAAAGATGGTAAACTCGGTGACGTAAAAGCAATGGGTTTAGATTTGAAACGTGCTGATACTCCTAAATATGTGCAAGAGTTCTTAATGGACATTCTTAAAATGGTCATTCAAAATGGTCAAACACGTGAAGATGTTATTGTTAAAATCAAAGAGTTTAAACGTGCTTTATCAGAACAAGATAGTTGGACAAAAGGATCTCCTAAGAGTGTGAATAACTTAACACATCATACTAGTGTTTGGGAAAAGACAGGTAAGTGTGGTGTAGGTCATGCAATGGCTGCTATCAATTGGAACTATCTACGCAAGTTGAATAATGACAATTATAGTATGTCTATCATAGATGGTACAAAGGTTGTTGTGTGTAAATTGAAACCTAATCCATTAAAGATGACAAGCGTGGCATACCCAGTTGATGAACTTAGATTGCCACAATGGTTTAAAGACTTGCCGTTTGATGATGACTTAATGGAGCAAACATTAGTAGATGAAAAGATAGAAAACTTATTAGGTGTGTTAGATTGGAAACTACGTGAGAACACAGATGTTAAAACAACATTTGATGACTTATTCAGTTTTACCTAAAAGGGAGAAATAGTGTTGACTTATGTATTAAAACCATATATAATACACAGACAAACTATTTAAATAGTTAACAAAACAAAGGAAACAAATGAAAGAATATTTAAAAAACATGATTGAGTACACAAGTGCTCTTGGATTTATTAATCTAATCAAAGTAACTGGCACAGATACAGAAACAAACATTAATGCTATTGCTGATGACCGTAGTGTTATTGTAGGTGGCAAATTTAAAAATGCTAGTCCTGACTTTGTTGGTGTGTTTGGTATGCCTAACTTACCAAAACTAAAAACTATTTTAAGTTTTGATGAAGAATATGGTGAAGGTGCAACTATCTCTATGAATATGACTACACGAGATGGTGAGCAGGTTCCAGATGCTATTCACTTTGAAAGTAAAAACGGTGACTTCACTAACGATTATAGATTGATGGGTAAGGCTACGATTTCAGAAAAAGTAAAAGATGTTACTTTTCATGGTACAGGATGGGATGTAGAATTTCAACCAAGCGTACAAAGTATTCAAAAACTAAAACGTCAAGCAAGTGCTAATAGTGAAGAACCAGTATTTACAGTTTACATCAAAGATGGTAACTTACATTTCAAGTTTGGTGATGTAAACACACATAGCGGTGACTTTGTATTTGAATCAAACGTATCCGGTAACTTAACTAAAAAATTACAATTTCCAGTTACTCAAGTTATCAGTATTCTTAACTTGACTGGTGATAAAACTTTTAAAATCACTAGCAAAGGTGCTGCAGAAATTATCGTTGATAGTGGTGTAGCAACTTATAATTATTTGTTACCCGCATATAGCAAATAAGAGGTATAGATGATTAAAACTATTACAAGTGACAAGTACATATATGTGCATGGTGCTGGAACCGGCATTTACATTAGTAAAAATTATAGTTCATCTAATGGTTCTGGTAAACTAGGTGATATGATGTATGACTTTGATAATCAATGTATGAAAGTATTTGATGGTCAACAGTGGCAATCAATGTATGGCAATCATGCTACAGTGGGTCTTACTGAAGATGCAACTGCTATACTTGATTGGGCTAGACATAAACGTAATGAAGAACTAGAATTAGAAAAATTAGCAAAAGAGCATACTAGTGTTAATGATTTACTTAATGATATCAAAAACAAAAAAGACCAAATCAAAATGATTATGACTTTAATTAAGAGTCCCGGTCATGCTGCTGGTGATGTTCAATCTCAATAATACAACCATAATGATACAAGACGATTTATCAAGCAAACACAATGATGAGTGGGCAACATTCTTGCCCGCAGTCAGTAGTTTTTATATTGCTGGCTTGGGTAAGCAACGTGAAGGTGAAAACTATTTTGACCAAGCACGTATACCCAAAGGCTTTAATGGTGATGTTGAGAAATTAAACTTTCTTAACAAGCAACAAGGTCTATACTATTATAAGTGGGGCTTATATAGTGCTGGTCATGCTAATTTAGATACAACAGTTGAAGACCATAATGAAAGTATTATTCGCAAACGTGATCCAGATACTTTTATGTTGGGTGATAGTGGTGGATTTCAAATCTTAAAATGTCAATGGCCTGCTGATTGGAAAGATCCTAACTGCCCACGTGCTATGAAAAAGCGTAAAGCAGTATTGAACTGGATGGATACATACATGGATTATGGTATGTGTTTAGATATTCCTAGTCAATCACTTACTACATATCATATCAAAGACCCAAAGACTGGCAAAAGTGCACATGGTATCAAAACTATTGATGATGCTATCAAAGCTACACATATCAATAATGAATACTTTATTAGTAATCGTAATGGTAACTGCAAGTTTTTGAATGTATTACAAGGTCGTACCCATACACAAAGTGATGATTGGTATGAGGAGATGAAGAAGTATTGTGACCCAAATGTTTACCCAGATAATCATTTTAATGGTTGGGCATTCGGTGGACAAAACAAGATTGATGTTGAGTTAATGCTTAAACGAATGGTTGGTATAATCCATGATGGTTTATTACAAGAAGGTAAGCATGATTTGATTCACTGTTTGGGCACAAGCATTTTAGAATATGCTGTTTTATTCACAGACATTCAACGTGCTATTCGTAAATATCATAACCCAAGTCTTAAAATTACATTTGATTGTGCAAGCCCATTTTATAGTGCGGCTAAAGGATTGGCATATTTCAATACTACTATTGAACACAACAAGAAGTGGGCATATAGTATGGAAAAAACTGCTGAGAAAAAATCTTATGCAACTGATAATCGTAAATTTAAGGATGCCGTACTCAACGACAATATCCATAAACTATTTACAGATAGTCCAGTAACTGATATAATGACTGTTAGTGATTTGTGTTATCGTGGTCAAGGTTTTATTGGTCAACACGGTAAAGAAACAAAAACTAGTTGGGATACATTAAGTTATACATTGTTACAAAGTCATAATGTTTGGATGCACATGACTGCTGTACAAGAAGCCAATCGTAAATATGAACAAGGTGTTGTACCAGCAATGTTGATGAATGAAAACTTTCATAAAGTATTATTCAAAGATGTAATTGACCAAGTATTTGCATGTAAAACACGTGAAGAAAGTATTGAATTAATTGAAAACAATCGTAGATTGTGGGAACAGTTTAAGAGTGGTAGTCAAGGTATGAGTGGTAAGAAAACAAATAATGCTATTAGCAAATTTGAAGAACTATTCAGTTTTGATGATGGTGATCAAGAAGTAGATGAGGTCATTGAAGATAGTGATGACGAAATGGCAAAAGTACTAGAAGAGGTATAAATGTACGCAGATAGAATTAAACATTTACAAGAAGCACACAGAGTTCTTAACACACAGATTGACAAGATGGAAAAGAATCATCCTCATGTAGAAGAAACAAAACTACATGATATGAAAAAACAAAAATTAATTTTAAAAGATGAATTAGATAGACTACATTCACTTCAGGAAATTCATGGAACAGACACAACAAAAAATAACAACCCCTGAAGGCGGGGTAATTGAAATTATGGCACCTTGCGAAAGAGTACCTTATATACAATTTTGTACTACTACAGGTCTACCGATGTTAGAAATCAAGGGTGATGGTTTCTATGTCAGAGGTAAAAAAGTAGACCAAAATGAAAAAGAGGCTGAAAAAGTATTCAACGCTTTCCATCAATGGTTAATGTTAAACACACTTACAAGGAATTATTAAATGCAAGAACAAAGAGAAATGGCATTAAGTGAAGCAAGAACACGTATTATGAATAGAGCAAATCGCATGATATGGGTCACGTTTCAAAAAGAAGGCATCCATGCTTATCCAGCTGCTGCAACAGATCCAGCATTAGCTACAGGTGACGAATATGATGTATCATTTTTAGGTACTCCACATCGTCATATCTTTCATTTCACGGTCGCTATACAAGTAGTACATAACGACCGTGACATAGAGTTCATTCAATTCAAACGCTGGATTGAGAATCAATACTCAACTGGTATACTTGAATTGAATAACAAGAGTTGTGAAATGATTAGTGACGATTTATATCAAACTATCGCAACTCGGTATCCGGATCGTAACATTGAGATTACTGTTTCAGAAGACGGTGAGAACGGTGCTACGATATCTTATTCAACAACAAGTAGTTTACATAACTTAAAAATTTAAAAGAGAACCAAATGGGAAAACCAACATATCAATCTAATCCTAAACTAAAACAAATCTTTAACGACTTAGAGTTGTATAGAGAATTCTGTGTAGATTATGGTTATAAGTATGATGAGGCAACATTATATGATATGCGTAATTACGTATTTCGTCAATTCAACAAAGTAATGTCAGGTAAACCAGTAAGAAACAACTGGTCTGATGATATAAGATAATGAGAAAATTATAGCCTTTATATGCTTAGAACCTTACAAATAATGACACCCGATGATAAATACTTTATCATCGGAGTTAATATGAGTAAACAAACAAAAGAACATATAGAGGCTAGAATAAGCAAGATACGTGGTGTTAAAAAAGGACCCTCACCTTTTAGAAAAACAACCGATCAAATAATTAAAGAAATACAAGCATCGCACGGTGATAGATATCTTTTAGATAGAATAAACTATATAAATTCTTCTACAAAAATTGAAATAGGATGTAAAGTTCATGGATATTTTTTCAAATTTCCTAATGATATGAAAGGTAAAGGCGGATGCCCTAAATGCGGCAATAGTTTTTATAAGACTACTAATGAATTTATTGCTGAAGTTAATACAATTTTCCCGGATTATGATTATAGTGAAGTAATTTATAAAAATGCTCATACTAAAATATCGGTTGTTTGCCCTGAGCATGGTACCTTTATGATTAAACCCAATACGCTACTTTCTGGTTCTGGATGTGGTAAATGTGGCTACGACAAGGCGTTACTATCTAAAATAGAAACAGGTCAATGCAGACATCCCGATGACATTTCTGAGCATGAAAAATATAAAATAGAAGTTTGGAAAGAAACTGATAAAAATTTTAAAAAATATTTTGTAGGTGAGACACGTAATAGGAACATTCATTTAGATCATATAGTATCCATAACAGATGGGTGGGTAAATAAAATACCTCCTGAAATTATAGGATCAAGGGTAAATTTGCGATTAATAGATGGTATAAGTAACAGAAAAAAGTCCAATAAAAGTGACATGTCTATTGATATGTTGTATAATTTGTATTCGGAAATAAAGGAATAATATGAGAAAATTATGGTACATGGGCCTAGAAAAATATAAAGGCCGGTACACTCTACAATTACAAGACTGGAATGAAAGAGTCTTTCAGCGCAGAGGTATTAACTATGAAATCGTTCAAGGTGAAACATTAAATAACGACCAATCAATTGTAACAGGTCAAGTACTTGATGCTCATGGTCGTACATACTATGGTATGAGTCAACTAATGAATTTAATTAAGAAACTTAAAGCAGGAGAAGTTACAAATGAAGACATCATCTACTTTGAAGACATGTTCCAGCCTGGCATCGAAAGTTTGCCATATATTTTTGACCAGGTTGCCAGTAATTTTCGGCCCCGTATTGCTGTTCGCTGTCTTGCTCAAAGTATTGACCCTGACGATTTCGTACATGTATGGGGTATGCAAGAGTGGATGGGTCGCTATGAGAAAATGGTGGATTCGTTCGCGGACATCATCTTGGCCAGCAATGAAGAAATGGTAATGCACATGAAGATTGCAGGTTGGCAAGCACCAATCTACAATATTAGTGGATTAGCATTTGGCAAGGAAGAAGTACGTAGTAGAGTAGGAGAACTTATACCATTTGATCAACGTGCAATGAGAGTGGGCTTTGCCGCAAGATGGGATCAAGAAAAGCAACCAGACTTTTATATGGACTTGATAGAAGAATGGAATCATCAATATGGTGATAGCATTCCTGTAGAATTCTGTATCTTTAGTGGTGCTAAGTTAAAAAGTAACAACGACAGTTATATGAATCGTACACGTGACTTACAACAACGTGGATTATTGACTATATACGAGGACTTAGAGAAAAATGATTACTATTCTTTGCTTAATGATACTAGGGTGCTCTTTAATTGCGCTTTACAAGATTGGGTTTCCAACACAGTCAGCGAAGCAGATACTCTTGGGTGTAACGTACTATACCCTGCTTATAGGTCTTTCCCTGAAACTTTTGCTAATGACC